TTGGACGTGGTGTTAACCAAGCAAGGAAAAATGCCAATACCGGACTTATCAGCAATAGAGGCGGTTCAAATGGGGAAGGTGATGCAGCCTACTATTCTCAATCTTGCTCAGAATGCACTCAAAATGGAGATTAAAGATGCCGATTACTCGCTTGCCCACCCGAAAGAAAGTTGGTTTAGATCGCATTTTGACGGAATCACGGCTGATGGACAGATGCTCGTGGAAGCTAAAAACTACAACGCCTCGGTACGCAACAAATTCGACTTTGAAACAGGCAGGATACCTGCGGCTGACTATGCACAACTTGTACATGAAGCGGCTGTACACAACATTGAAAAAATCTGTCTCGCTGTACTTTTCGGTGGACAAGAATTTAAATATTTTGTGTATGAAATTACTCAGGATCAAAAGGACGACCTCATTCGACAAATGGCTGTTTTCTGGGGACACGTCCATGCAAACACTACGCCAGAGCCAGAGACGATTGAGCAGACGAAATTGCTCTATCCGCAATCAACAGAAGGCGTGGTTACAGCAACGCAGCAGATCGAGCAGCAAATCCTACTGTTGAAACAGTATAAAGAACGCATTAAAGAGGCTGAAGATCAGGTGGAGGCATTAGAAGTTGCAATACGCAACTATATGTCTGATAACTCTGAAATCCGGTCTGTAGACGGCACAACATTGGTGAGTTGGAAATCAGCTAAACCAAGCAAAAGATTTGATGCAAAACTCTTTCAATCCAGTATGGGTGATCTGTACGAAAAGTTTTGTGTTGAACAACCAGGTAGTAGAAGATTTCTCATTAAATAGGGGTTAATTATGAACGAAACACCAGCATTTCCCACATGGCGCAGCAATAAAGACATGAAGGAAGGTATGACATTACGGGATTATTTTGCGGCAGCAGCTATGCAGGGTTTATTGTCTCAAAATAGACAAACGTATCACTTGGTAGCAATAGATGCCTATGTTATGGCTGATTGTATGCTCACAGAACGGGAGAAAACCGATGAGTAATATCGTACCTTTCCAAGAAATGCAGAATATGGCTCAAGCAATTGCTGCATCTAAGCTATTTGGCATTACAGATGTTAACCAGGTGCTAGCCCTCGGTATGGTCGCACAGGCTGAAGGACATCATTTCGCTACTGCTGCACGTGATTATCATGTCATACAAGGTAGACCTGCACTCAAAGCAGATGCGATGATGGCTCGATTCCAAGCTGCGGGTGGCAAAGTTGAATGGACACATTATGACGACGAAAAAGTTACAGGAATCTTTTCTCATCCGAATGGTGGATCACTTAGCGTTACTTGGACTATTGAGCAAGCAAGAAACATCGGACTTGTTAAGCCTGGGTCAGGATGGCAAAAGTTTCCACGAGCAATGCTTAGATCACGCTGCATTTCTGAGGGCATACGAAGCGTATATCCAGGAAGTGTATCCGGCTTCTATTCACCAGAAGAAGTAGCTGATTTTGAACCACCTAAAAGCAAGCATTTAGGCAAGATTGAGCCTAATCCTATACCAAGTATTACCCCAGACGGAGAAATCGTCTCAGAAGCCGTTTTAGACGCTCCTAGAGATGATTCTGAAGCTGAAGTTGTTAAAGAACCTACTATTCCAATGTTCGTACCAGGAATAGATGCACCTTATGGTTATTATTCTGATGTGGAGGCTTGGATTTATGCTTTTGCTGAAATGTGTGAGCGCATTGGGAATTCTAGCAAGTATTCTTTTGCTGATAAGCGGGAAAAAGCCAAAGCTCTTGCTCGTGCTAACGAAGGCTATATGGAAACATTCTCAGTAGCACAGAAAATGATTATTAACCAAGCTATTGCTAATTGCGGGAGTAACTAAAATGGCTGAAAATGCGTTTGTTGTACCACCTGGACGTGGCTACCTTTGGTCACAGGAAAAGAACAAGGAAACCGATCCTGACTTTAAAGGCGATATTGTCCTGCAAAAGGACTATAAAGCAGGAGATAAACTCAATATGCGAGCATATATGTCTACTGCTAAAAACGGTAAGCAATATGTCTCGATTTACGAATCGGTCACTCAAGCTGAATTTGCTAAACAAGCAAAAGCAGCCAGTTATCCTCGTGAAGTCAATATTGACGAATCAGATGTGCCTTTTTAGCCGAAAACCGATTTTTCTTGACGGAGGGGAGACATTTTGAGACATATACTGCATTTGCCATACCCTCCAAGCATCAATAATTATTGGATCGCTAGAGGAAACACCCGTTTTGTCTCTAAACGTGGTCGTGATTTTAAGTTAGCAGTACAAGAGTATGTTGCAGCGCACCAATTACAATCTTTTGGGGGTGGTGCAGTCACAGTTGATATTGTGCTGCGTCCAAGAGATGCTAGGTTGATGGACATTGATAACTGTATCAAACCAATCCTCGATGCTTTGCAAGATGCGGGTTTGTTTGATAATGACAGGCAAGTCCACCAAGTTTCTATCACACGGGGGCTAGTGAAGAAGGGTGGTGGCGGTTGTATCGTAGTTGTAGAAAATGCTTCACCTTCCGCAATGGAAGGTAGCCCCACCGAATCCTAGCGGCGTTGAGAGCCAGCGGTGACCTGGTATCTAGGGTAGTCACCACCTTACTCAACCTTACAGGGGATCATCATGGTAGTAGAGAAAGAACGTCTTATCGCTGAAGCTATTGCAGCACAGCAAGAACTCCAGGCTTACATTCAATTCGTTGCATACCTTCAATCGCAAGAGGAACGTATGCTTACGAACGTTTCATTTATCCTTTCACAACTGATAGAGGCACTAGAAAATGAGTAAATTATTTATCGCTACACCGATGTACGGTGGAATGTGTACTGGGGCATACGCTCAGAGCCTTCTAAACGTGTCCTCTATCCTCCAATCGGAAGGACATGAGGTACTGATGTCATTCATGTTCAATGAGAGCCTCATACCTCGTGCTAGGAACGCCCTTGCTCAAGCCTTTATGAAGTCTGATGCCACGCACATGATGTTCATTGATGCTGACATCAAATTCAATCCTTACGATGTCCTGACGATGCTGCAAACGGATAAAGATGTCCTGTGCGGTATCTATCCCAAGAAAGAGATCAACTGGACAACCGTTAAGCAAGCTATGGCTAATGGCGTACCTGACGATCAGCTTAAATATCACACAGGTAGCTTTGTTGTGAATCTGGTGGACTATGCACCGTCTGTCACCGTTCCTGTCGATCAACCTGTTGAAATACAGAATGGTGGTACAGGTTTTATGATGATTAAACGTGAAGTGTTTGAAAAGCTACAGGATCACGTCAAATACTACATGAATGACGTGGCAGACTTAGGCAATACGTTACAGGGAAGAGAGAAAATATTTGAATACTTCCCGACACCTATTGAAGCAGGGACTGAACGCCTATTGTCAGAGGATTATGGCTTTTGTGCAGCTTACAGAGCGATTGGCGGTCATATCTATGCCGCACCTTGGGTTGTCCTTGCTCATATCGGCACGTATATGTTTGAAGGCAGGCTTATTCCCGCACCATGAGACGCAAGAAATTCGATGCTGAACTTGATAAGGCTTGCGATCCTGAAACCAGAGAGGCAGTCAAGCTCTGGGTCAGGCGCAACTGGCAAGTATTCGCTGAAGACGGTGAAAAATACAAAGCCGATCTGTTGCTTAAACGTGAAGGCATACCCGTTGCATACGCAGAAGTAGAAATGCGATCCTGGGGCGGGTCTAAATGCCCGTACAAGACTATCCATATTGCTGAACGTAAAGAGAAGTTGTTAAAAAACAACCTGCCAACATTAATGTTCGCATTAAATGATGATTTGCGTTATGGGTATATGTGTATAACTGAAAGAATACTAAACTGCAACAAGGTTGAAGTAAAAAACAAGTATGTTGCACAGAATGAGTATTTCTATGATGTACCCATAGAGTACTTCCGTTATATACAACTAAGGTGAAGTATGGAATTCTCTCAGGACTGGTTCTCACACAACATTCCTAACTTTGAGCATATCAAGACGATATTGCCATCAAACAAACGCATCCTAGAGGTTGGCTGCTTTGAAGGACGTGCTACTTGTTGGATGCTAGAGAATCTACTGGACGATAACGGTCAAATGACCTGTGTAGATACGTTTGAAGGCTCAGAAGAGCATGAGAACCTCACTCTGACGCTCCTCTTTGAGCGTTGGAAGCAAAATGTTGACTGGGTACGCAAACAAGGTCAACTTGTTACCGCCTACAAAGGCAAATCAAGTGTTGCTTTGGCTAACTTGATCTCTCAAGACGAGAAATACGACTTCATTTACATAGACGGTTCTCACCAAGCACCAGACGTAATGACAGATGGCTGCATGGCATGGCAACTATTGAATGAGAACGGCATCATGCTTTTTGATGATTATCTCTGGCAAGATGTGCCAGGAATGCTTCACAGACCAAAGATTGCGATAGATATGTTTACGACTTTGTTTGCTGAACAGGCTGAACTGGTTCTGTGTGGGTATCAATTGGGGATTCGGAAACTCCCCATTTCACCTTCAGCCAAACCCGTTCATGCGCCCAGTACAACGTGATCTTGGTGAGCAACTCCACAGCCGTAATGCTGATTGCAATCGCTGCTTTATGAGTGATTAACCAGGAAATAAAAAAGGTATCTAGGCTACCAGTTATACGCCAGGTGATGCCTTTGACTAAGCTACGAATATGCGAATCCATCATCGTCTACAACCCCATCTTCTACGAGCAGCTTTACCACGCTCACCTTTCCAACTCTTAGATCGAGCGCAAAATGATTTATGACGTGGATTTTTGGGGTCTTTTGTTGGTGCTTTTAATTTGCTACCAGTTGCTCTATTTGTTTTTGCCCGACCTTTCGCAGTTAGCCCAGCTCCTCTTGAAACAGGGAGCTTCTCACCACGACCCACAGAAAGATTCGGATTCTTAGACATTTAAGCCACCATCATTTTGGCACGATGCTCAACTAAATCTACCCGGTTCAGCCAGCCTTTGCCATATATCGGAAAAGTCTTTAAAGACTTGTAAAACGTCTCTTTGTCATCAGAGTACTTCTCTATCAAGTTTTCAGGATTTTCTTGGTAAATCTTGTTTACTTTGGAAATAGTGATCGGTCCTAAATGACCGTCAACAATCACATCAATAGACTGTTGAAGTATGACAATAGCTCTGTTAACCCCAGAATTAACAGCAAAATCAAAACAGAGATAATCAATCCCCGAAGGTAGCTCATCAG